CAAACTCAGACTTATCGTAGTTACGATACCCATCTACATTTCGGATCTTTAGTTTAAAGTCAGCACCTTCCCACATATCAAATGGGTTAACTGGTGACTCATCAGCAAACTGAGGTTGCATAACATCCATCAGTTTGTCAAAGATTTTCTTACCGAATTTATAGAGCATAACCTTGCCCTCATTAGCAGGATTAGATGGATCCTGAACAACAAGAACATTAGTTACATAATGGAGTCTGCGTTTTTGTGAACGTGCCTTTTCTTTGTCGGCATCAATCCCCGAATTCCAGAGTCGGGAGTTGAGTTCTCCAACAGGATCAGGTTGACCAATAGATGTAAGACTGCTTTCGATATACCATTGACCAGTTGGTCCTTTGAATCCGTGATCCCAGTATCGTACCCATGGGAGGTCTTGTCCTGCTGCGGCAGGGAGGAATCGTAATACGGCATAACCATTACCTGCTTTATCTACTGTTGGTTTCCAAAGTCGATCATCGGCATAAGATTTCTGCTCGGTGGATCCACCACCTGCTTGTTCTGCTGCTTGAATGAGTTTGGAAATTTGTTCGCGATTGCGTTTTAGATTTTCGAATGACATCGTATTGTCCTTTTACTGAATTGTTAACTGTAATATTGTACTATATTTACACTGAAATGTAAAGTTATTTATACACATTATTCGAACAATGCCGAATCAATTGTATTAGTTTTTGGAAGGAAGTTAAGGTTCATTGCTTCTGCCTGTAACTTGTCTTTGATAATAGGTGAGATAAATTTACGAACGTCTTCTGGTTCAATATCATTGTTCTCACATAACAATAGGATTGCTTCCATATATCCTATTGACTTTTCAATCACCGTGTTTTCTACGAGTTTTGAAAAATTTGCTTTGTTTAAGAATTTGTCTTCAACACTCATTTATCCATTGCCCTTAATATTATTGTATCTTTATTTATTCTTCCATTAGGAACTGATGTTTTTGTTTTGATAGTTTTAAACAAAGCATCAATTTGTTTTGGGGTTTTGGTTAAAATATCCGGTAGGATATCATCAGGTTTTCTTAGTTTCAATTTTCTACTGTTGACAGTGTCAAAGTTTTTAACAGTAGAACCACTAATTTCAAATCCTGAAACTGCTGTCGTCACATACTCACTAAGAACACGAGTCTTTGTATTGAAAGTAAACAGTCTGACCTTACCGATCATCTGAATAGGTGGTATCGAAACCAACTTAAATTCATTGTTTTCTTTCTGATACTGCACTTTACGAACCTGTTTATCGGCAGTCTTTGGTGCTTTGACACGTGTCTTACGAGTTGCTTTAGATGCTGACTTAATACGGTCAAGATCAGAAAGCATTTCATTACAAACTTTAATGCGGTGGTTGAGTTCAGGTCTTTTCAAATGTGAGTAACCTTCAACGGCATCAGGACAACGCTTGTGATAGGCATCTTCATAATCTAATAACCATCCCTCAACCACCTCACGAACTGGGGTTGTGGCAGACGCACCCAGTCCATGTTTCTTGAATAGGGAATATATATCGAGAGAAGTTTTTTCACCCTCTATCCAAGAATCTTCTAAGTCAAGCAGGTCTTGCATAATCGTAGTTGATATTTTGTTCTGCAACCTTTGCATAGGCGATAACGTGATAACATTGACTTCATTCTTTTCCTCTTTCTTTTTTTCGGCAAGAATATTCTTGCCCATTACAACGAGTGATTCAATATAATTGTGCAAAGCATTTTTCCAATACTCTACACGTTCGGTGACTTCACCAGAATTCATCAAGTAAAACGCAGTAGCATTATAATGACTGAATGCCCAAAACTTATACTCAGGACAAGCATTTACATATTTTGTATTTTCTTTTGTCTGATTATCTTTGACATAAGTCTTCAGTGTTGAAACAAGATCTTTACGTTCAACCTCAGTATGAAAATAAGATTTAACTGCTTCAAAACCTTTATCAAGAGGTGCACCAAGAACGCCAGTACGGCGACGTGATATAACCTTTTTCTTTTTACGAACTGCCATGATTTACTCCTCAAGTTTTATCATACATATATTGTATCATACTTTTTCACAAAAGTAAAGCATTATTTTCATTTTTCTAACAAATCTTCTATAAATTCGTCCATTGTATCATTGATAATTTCCCATTCTACTTCTCTAAAGAAATCTTCTGCTTTTTCATCAGACCATTCCATATCTTCGTAGTCAAATTTACCACCAAGTTCAGCAGGATATAAAACCTCAGCGATTTCTACAATTTCTTCCCATTCATCTTGGCGACTATCTATTTCTTCATCACCTTTATAAACTGCTGCCCCAACGAAATTAGGAAACTCATCTTCATATCGAATGACCGTATAAAAGTCTGGATCCAGTTTTGATAATTCAGTCAATAACATTTCGACGCCAGGAATAGGGGGAGACCATGCTGATTCAGTCGTAAAATAATCATCTTCGTAATCTTCAAAATAACACCACTTCGGTCCGATATTATTAAGAGTCCAATCATACTTTTCTAATGTTTCGTATGAAACTTCTTCAGAAACGAAAATATCACTGAACCATTTGTAGTTTCCATCTTCTCGAACTTTAGAATAATATTCTTTTAATTTATTTTTTGCCTCATCATTCATACCATAGAATGTTACTGAAGTGTGTACATGATTTGCCATTTTTTCCTCTTATAATATTTGGCGATTCCGGAAGGACTCGAACCCTCAACCTACAGATTAGAAGTCTGTTGCTCTGTCCAGTTGAGCTACGGAACCAAACTAATTATCCTCTTCGCATTCTTGCAATTTCTTTCGCATCATTACTATCTTTACGAATTGGAACCATATTTGATTTATGTAGTGTTCCGATTCCCGCAAGTTCATCACCAGTATATTGATTTGCCTTGCGTTTACCTGCGACTTTCATAATTACATCTGAAGTCGGTGCAGTTTGCTTTACCTTATAATCAGGCATAGGTGCTTTCCACTCTGAGGCGAGACGTCGTTCGTAACCGACACGAAGTAATAATGCACGCATCTTTTTTTCTTCTTCAAGAACTGCTGCAGTCTTTTTCTTCGACTTGCGTTTACGTGTATTATTAGACGTCATTCCGCGAACGAGGTGCATAGTCATGACCTTTTTTCTCCAACTCTTTCATACGTTTTTTTAAATAACCAATAACTATTGCTTCTTCACCTGAAAGATGATCAGGTTTTGTATTATCAACAGGCAGTTTTTTCAGAAACTCTAACTTTTCGATTTCACCTTTGAACACACGATAAGCAGAAATTCTATCACTTGACATATCAGGAAGCATTATTCATATCCCATTCTGCTACAAGAAAACTGAATCCCCACTGTAAAGGAGAGTATTCAGAAAGATCTTCATATCGCCATTTTTCGATATCATCAATTTGCTCCTGAGTTAATTCATTAATATCTTTAATGTTGTAAAACTCAAGAATATATTCATAAACCGATTCGATCATTTGCTGTTCGACCCATTCGTCAAACTTGTGCGATCTCGGCCAATTAAATGGTTTCATCAGTTCCAATCCTTATCATAAGATTCTTGACCACGTGCACGATCGCCGTAATACTCATCAACGTATTTCGGAGCATCAGTCCACTGATTAATGTTATGCGTATCATATTTGTCCATGAAAGACGTTTCAGTCTTACGAACTCGCTGATTACGATTTAACTTTTTAGAAAACTTTTTAGAAAGACGACGAATAACTTTCATACGTTGTTCGGTAGTCATATCTTTGGTAATTGCGTATTTCAAAATTTGCTCCTTTTTTCATTTTATGATATATTGTATCATACTTTTCATAAAAAGTAAAGCTAAATGTTCATAATAAAATCAGTGACTTAGGATTTTTTTTCAAGAATTGTAAATCTGACGCAACATATCTTCGAACTTGTCGACCTTTTCAACTCGGTTTGGCCAGAGGATATATTCTTTTTCAGGATTCTTTTTGAGGTTGCTCAAAAGAGGTTGAATAGCATTATACAATTTATCAAGTTTTTCTTGAGTTGTTGTTGCTTTGACTTCAACATCACCGACTGTCTTTTTGGCGTCTTGTACTGCTTGAAGTTCGGATTCGTCGACAGCAGTAAAACCAAAATCGAAATAATCGTCAGACATATTCTTTCCTCCCATGAGCATATCTAATAAAAAACATATATGCAAAAAGCAACCAAAACCAATTTCCTTGTAGGATTGATTGACTAATCACATATGCAAACGGCATTATGACCAATAGGTCATACCATCTTACTTCATCAGTTTGTGACATACAAGTCTTTTTCCTGTACCAGTTATCATAATGAGACTTGGAAGATCATCGTTAGGAGCACGACATTGAATCTTCTCCCAACGATAACCTTGTTTCTGCTGTTCAATAGCAGTGTCCAAGAAATCTCGTTCACCAATAGCAAACAATGCTAAAAAAACGAGAATACCTTCCATTAGAATGTTACCTTACCACCGATAACAGTTTCTGTATGTTTGAAATCATCATTGAAATCATTCTTAATATACAGAGTTACAGGTCCGACTGGTTGAGCAAAGTCTAGTTCAATCTTATTCAAATTAAACTTCGCTTGATCGGCAGCAGTATCCTTCATGGTAGCACCCAATGTGAATGCACCCAAACCTACAGAGGCATATGTCGCATTTACTTCTGCTTCTGTTTCACGTTCCATACCAAGAGTTGTAGTAACACCCAAACCTTCGGCGACGGCAGCACTTGAAATTAGGGCAAGTGCAAACCCAGTTGCGATAGTCGTTTTCATTTATTTTCCTTCAACGATATTATAAAATGGTGGCTAACCGTTGGCCACCGCGGATGTATTGAGGCATCACCCTTAAATTGAGCAGAGCAACCGTATAAGTGGTTGGTGCGTTCTCCTTGTTGTGAGGGTTTCTAGTGAAGGATTGCCCTTTTCCTACCTGTATTTATATCTTTTGTGTCGCCACAGGCTTGACCACGTTTATACTCGTCCGACATGCGTTCCTGAATTTTTTACATGGGCGAACGGACCATTCCCATGATAAGGATCCCAGTGACGAAAGTAGAGAGAGAGGAGCAATGATTACTTCACGTCACTGGAAACTAATGCCGATTAAACTATCTTCTATCGTCCAACCGTCTGTAAGACAGTTTAATCGGAAACTCTATTATTACTTATATACCACCTCAAAACCGTGTTCATCTTGTTTTACACGTTTACCAGAAAACCAATCAATACCAGTATTAAAACAGGTCAATACATGAAGAACTTGAAACCCATCACTTTCATATTTCTCTCTCAGTGACTGAAGGTCAGTTCTAAAATCTCCTGGTTCTATGAACTTATAGTATGCACATTTATGTCCTGGATATTCGATTGATTCATTCGTATGTTTGAACTGAAGTCCCATTATGCAGCATCCCTATCTGCTTTAATAAGGATTGCCATCTGATCACAAAAATGATCAAGTTGATCATCTGACATAGAACTAAAGTCGAGAGAACGAGCATAACCTTTGCTCATAGCATCTGCTGCCATATAGTACGCACACTCTTCAAGTTCAGTGCGTTTATATTCAGCAAGAGTACCGGAAGGCACACGAGACTCCCAATATGAAAGTTCAGTAGCAGCAGGCATCATACCCATCCAGTTACCAGGGATTTTGTTGAACTCCTCTGCTTCAGCACGCTGAGCATCGATGTGATCTACTAAACTTTTTTCCAACTTATACATAACGAAACTCCTCTTTTCATTTTATACATATATTATATCACGGTTTTCAACAAAAGTAAAGCATAAATGTTACATTTTTTGAACATTTTTTAGTCTTTCGATTTCTTCGTTCAATTCTTTCATTTTTTTGTACGCATTATATAGAGACTCTGTTAACTCTTGATTATCCATCCTTAGATGAGCAACTTCACGTTCATACGAAGCAACCTTTGCTCTTAGTTCAGGATTTTCATAGTTAAGGTTCGGTTCTTTATCCATTTGTCCCACATCTCCTCTTGTAACCTATATGCTTCTTCTTCCCAAGGAAGTGATTTATATTCATCAACTGTTGAAAATATGTTAAGATATTCTACACCTTTCCAAACTTTTATGATGCCTTTATCTTTCATTTCATTTCGTTCTGATTGCTTTACATGAACCATCTCGTGAAATAAAGCAGTAATTAGATTTTCTTCAATTAAACCTTTTTGTAATTCCACTTCATGATATCCTTTTTCGATATCACAATGATAACCATCTACATCACCTTCTAAATCTAGTAAAGAAATTTCAACAAATAGATTTCTTTTCCTAGGCATTAGGTATTTCATAGCGAAGTCAAAAGCATCATAACATAATGCTATTTCTTTTTTATTACCACCGTTTATCTGTACTTCAATCATACAAGTATTATATACCATTATGAAAAAAAAGTAAAGCTATTTCTTCTCACCTTTTTTATGAATTTCTACAGAAACATTATCTGGAACTGGAAATTTAATTTGATCATGTTTGTGGTGAATGATAAATTCTGTTCTGCCGTCAAAGTCTTTAAACATATTCGACCAAAGTGGTCTCCAGTTATTCGACAATCTGTGGTTGTTCATATTAGTTCTATCTGAATTGATTACAAGATCAGTGTAACTGCGAAGATTGAAATCCATAATAGAATCAAATCCCCACATATGAATTCTTTCTGCTTTGAGTTTTTGTGCAGCATAATAAACTGCCATGTGCCCACAGTTGAAATCCGTATAGTTTTGTGCATACTTTGGTTTCTTTACATAAAACTCTTTAATTCTAGGAGCAATCTTCAAGTGAAAGTTAGGATGCTTTTCACAATACATCTTCGGGCGAATACCGCAAATCCATTCACCAGGAGGCGTCACTTCACCTCTGTTGATATAATGCATCATTTTAAAATCTACGATACAAGTAGCATACATATCGTTGATTTCGAACGGTGGGACATTACAACAAAGTTTGAGTCCTTTGCGTGGCAACTGATTGTAATAATCAGCGCAATCACCATTACCGATTACATGAACAGTTCTAGCCATTGATAACCTTTCTAATTTGCATCAAACCGCGAATCTTATCTTTTCCTTTGTCACCTGTGTGATGCTGGATTTTTATCTGACCTTTATAACCATCAAGGTCTGTCGCTAATCTCATCACATTCCACTCAAAAGGTAGATCATTTATATATTTCATTTTTGTGATAGGATTTAAAATACTGTGTAAAACTTCCTGATCACCAGTTTGTGGGTTATCCCTTACACCGTTGCACCAAGTGTGTAAGATTTCAGGTTTACCGATAAAACCAACAACTCCACTATTATGCCAAAGTTCTCCACGTCTTTTTGACCATGGTTTATCTTCAACCATACTCAGTTTGTTTGGAACAATCAAATCAAATAACGGAGTAAGTGGTGCTTTGATTTCACAGTCTGTGTCTAACCAAAGAGTCTTTTTTCCTGGCGAGTGAAACATCGCGATAGGTTTATTAAACCAACCTTTTTCTGGAGTATGAGTTAGATTCATAATTCCAACAACATTTGGATGATAGTTCAATCTTTGAACCATTCCTGCTGACATACCAAAATCAGCAACCATAAGAGGTTCTTTTACATGCTGAGCGTAATTATCAAGAAACCAATCTAATTGCCATTCGCTTTTTTCATCACATCCCGTGATTACTAATTTATCATAAACTCTTTTTTCAGACATTTTCAATCCTATAAGTTTCACCGTATGAATGTTTTGCTAAACAACCTTCTGTTCTTTGAATCGTAGTAAAACTATCCTTTGCTTCTGCGATCCAAGGGTAAAGTTCTTGCAACCATGGAAAATTTTCTAGATTTAAAAATACGTCAGTCGGTGCTGCGTTTGACTGCGCAGTTTCCATCAGTGCCCATGCCCCAGAAGGTTTAAGGGCATAAGCATGGGCACCGCCAAAATATTTTTTATGTGTGAGGGGATTAACGCCGAATAGACTAGGAGTATTGAATTTTCCGTATGAAGGTTTTCCTATAGTCATACAACGCAAAAAATTCATAGTTGCAGGAAGTGATCCTGTAATAACTGCATCATGTTCAAAAATCAAATAATCTTCATTGTCAAATGCACATTTTTCCCATAGTGTAAAATGAGAAAGAAACGCTGCCATACAATTTTCATGACGAGAATATACTTCTACAAAATTATCAGGATTGATTTGCCTTTCCATCATCATCAGTTTAGGATCATCTTTTGGCGTTATTGCTGCAAACTTTTCAATTTCAATATCATACTTTTCACCAGATTTAATACAACGTTCTGCAGACTGTACTGACTTTTCGTTGTCCATTATAGTGATTACAAATGCTTTCATAATTTATCCTGTAGTTGTAGAAGGAAGTCCTTGAACTTTCGTATAGAACTTTTTCGTGACTCCCATGTTTTTCACGAGTTGTTTACACATAAGTGCATCATTCGGCCAAAGACCATACTGATGAGCAACATCAATTACTGCTTTTGCCCCATTAGGTTTAATTATATAGGCACTGTTTCCGGCGAGACCTTGAGGAACATTAAATTCATCGATAGTAGGAATAGGTTGAATAAGTTCTTCTGACTTTTTTACTTTTTCTAAAAATTGATGAGATCTTCTCGTTGCCATCAAAGGGTTATTAATACCAATCACCTCATATTTTGAATTGATAATATATTCAGGATCAAGTTTTTCTATAAATTCAGCATCGTGTTCTAAAATAAGGATAGGTTCATTACTTTTAACGCACTTGTGCCATAACCTATAATGACTTATAGCACATGCGATTCTTCTATTCGGATACTGAGTAGGATATGCCCTTTTGATTAAACCAGTTGCAATATCAATCTCTTCTCCTTGCCAAGGATAATTCCATTTCAATCCATTACCGATCAAACCAACTTTTGCTAAATTTGCTGTAGTCGCATCGAATCTTTCTATATCAAATTTATTATAAACTGATTCTGAAGAATTGATAAGAATTCTCATACCTTTTTCAGAAACTTCATTATCCCTAATGCAAATTGCATATGCTTTCATTTCACTTGAATACCTTTACCATCAACCAATTTATTATAGTGAGGAAACTCTTCTGGGTAATAATCGATTCCTAAAAATTCGAATAATTTTTTTGGTTTATCACCACCGATAATATCTAGTACAAGAAAATCATATGGTCGCCATTTAAAATACTCCATGACATCTTGATCGTGTTTATCGTATGCTTTGCTATAAGTGTCATAATCAAAAAATGCTTTTCCGTAAACCATTTCTCTTATATGAACTTGTCGACTCGCTTGATTCCAATCTTTTTTTCTTTCAAGATATGGATCCATTGATTTCAACCAATCATCTTTATCACGAATCGTATAGATGAATTTTGAATTAGGATATTCTTTATCTAATTTTTTATAAACAGGAATGACTGGGATATCACCGCAACCATCATTTTCACCACCAAACATATCACGGTCTGATGGATAATGAATATGATTTAATCCTACTTGTTTTAAAATTTCTGTAAGAGTGGAGGTTCCAGTTCTAGATAAACCTAAACACCAAATCTTAGTTCTCATACCCAAAATACTCCATATCTTTTTTATATATTAAATTAACAATGTAGTCAATTCTATCCTGATCTTCTTTTGAATCAAAAAAATTATGAAACTTATCGTTGTGTCTAATCTTTTTATTTATTCTTTTTAATTCTAAAGTTTCTCTAACCTGATCAATAAACCTTATATCAAATACATCATCAACTAAAAGATCACCGTTTTCATCTAAAACATAATCAACCATAGGAGTGAAAAGTCTATTTTTTACAATTTTCTCTAATTGATCATCTGTCCAATTACGGATTAGTTCTTTCACAGGTAACTTATGTTTTCCTGGAGCATTTTCATGTTGCCAATTTAAAGCACTAATAAATCTTTCCCTGGGATGACGAATCAGAGAAAATTTATAATAGGAATCAAAATCATCACCAAGTTTATCCCTATAAACTGTTGCCTTCGCATGTTTCATACTGTCTTGAATGAAATAATAATTTTTGTTTTTGGTTCTTTGATATGTCCTAAAATTCATACCGATAAGATTAAACAATCCAGCAGCAATAGAACTTCCGGCACATTTAGGAATATGAACAAACATTATTTTCTTTTGAGGGATAATCATGGTGTCTTTACAGAAAATCTTTTATAACTCCACTCATCAGAAGGCAAATTAGAACATTCCCAAAGTTGCTCTGCAGTCATATCATCTGCTCCTGGGAATTGACAATGAACGAAACAAGTATCTTTCGTTCTATGATCTACGATATACCTATCGGGATGGTTTTTATCTTTCGTTCCGTGAATGTAACTGTTCCATTTCAAATCAAGGAATTGAATATTCATTTCTGTAGCAAACATCATAGCATGTAAATAAGGTTGATCGCAATGATAAAAACTATCAAGTTTTGTTTTTTTCATTTCTTTTACATAACGATCAAATTTATCCCATTTAGTTCTTGCGTGTTCTGCTCCAGCATTAGAATAAATCACTACACCTGTATTGTAAATTTTAACTAATCCATCTTCCGTCCTAGGAACTTCTACTCCATATACTTTCTTGACCGTTTTTGCCCATAAATCATCTTGGGCAGTTGTGATTCTTCCCATAGTAATAGTTCTTTGTTTTGGTTGAAACGGTTCTTCGCAGATTCCGATGTCCCCATTGAACTCTTCAAAGATATTATCACTGATGTTATCCACAGTAAAAATATCAGTATCGCAAAAAAGAATATTATCATATTCACGGTATTTCTTACTCCATAATGGTTTAAACGCCCCATAGTGCGCAGAATAATTTCCAAAGTTCATTCCAAGACCCAAAATCCAATTGGGGTTATCTTCAAAAACATAATCAGCGCCGACCTTTTCAGCATACTTTTTCATGTTTGCTACACCAGCATGAACTGAAGGTCTTACATTACCGTCCCAAAATTGATAGATTAAATTTTTCAATTATAAAAACTCCTATACCATTGCACAAAATTTTTCACCCCTTCTTCAATCGGAGTAGTTGGTTTATATCCAAGTTGTTGTAATTTAGTAGTATCGCTCCAAGTTTCTTTAGCATCCGCAGGATGTGCATCTTCATATTTAATCTTTGCTTTGATACCGATTTCGTTTTCGATACATTCAATAAAATACATCAATTGAACTTGTTCCCCATACCCAATGCAGTAGATATCTCTGTTAGTCATATTTTGAGAGACCAACCAAATACCTTGCACGATATCACTGACATAAGTAAAGTCTCGAATCATATCACCGTTATTATATACAGTGATTTCTTCTCCCGCAATAATCTTACGAGTAAAATCAAAAAGCGCCATATCCGGGCGACCCCATGGCCCATATACTGTAAAGAACCTAAGACCTACTGCTTTCTGGATACTCGAAACATTAAACTGAGATTCATTCGTTGCTTTTGTATAACCGTAGGGAGAAAGGTGAGGTCCCAAGTCTAATCTTTCGTTCCAAGGCAAAGGATGATTATGCATCACACACGAAGTGGAAGCATAGATAACATTATCTAC